TATTTTGTAGTGACGTGTTTCCATTAGAACAAACACTAGTACCAATCTTTAAAAGAAAAGTATTATCATATATTAATCAAAGCGTTAAAATAACAAGAAAATTATTATCATAATGGACAAAAGACAAATAAAATCATTAATGGATAAGTTAAGACACCCAATTCATATTAATTATATCTCCAAATACATCCTTAAAAAGGATATAGATGAAACAAAACAACAATTAGATATTTTAATTTCTGAAGGTTATATTAAAGAAAGTAAATTAAGTCAAGGATATTATGTGTCTGTCTAAAAAAACATATCATATAGGTATTGGTTGTAGTCAAACCGTTATTAAGTTTTTTAAGTGTTCTATTTTATATAGTACGTCACCGTCCGGATGGTCCATTAGGTTTAATAATGTGATTGGTGTTAATGTCACAACAAAACCTTTATTCTCAGTTAGAAATGGGTATGTAAAAAGTATTAAGTTAGGAAAATATTATATAGTAAAATTATGAGTGAAAACAAAGAAATGGTTAACCACCCTGAACATTATGGGGGTCAAGACAATCCATATGAGGTTGTAAAAGTTTGTGAAGCTTGGGGTCTTGATAAAGACGCTTACATCTTCAATGTAGTTAAGTATGTTGCAAGAGCAGGTAAAAAAGATACCGATAAAGAACTTCAGGATATGAAAAAAGCGTTATGGTATTTGAATCGTAAAATTGAACGTCTTGAGAGTAACGGTTGATATTGATGAATACGCGGAAGGAGCGGTTCTATTAGACGGATTAGAAAGTGCAATCGTTGGGATTGTAGAAGATTTTGGTTCTTCAGGAAGAAGAATGTTATATTCAAAACAAAGAATATTAGACATTCTACAAGAGAGAGACCTAATGACCATGGGTGAGGCTGAAGAGTTTTACGACTATAATATATTAGGATTACACGCTAGCGACCAAAACGCAGTGTTTTTAGATTTAGAAATAAAACCAATAAAAAAAGAAGATGGTTGGGAATACCAACTGAAAGAGTAATATGGCAAATGTAATGACAACATATGTTAAGATTGTTAATCTTAACGAAGAAACGTTTTTAAAATTTAGTGATTTATTTAAAACTGAAAATGACAATAGTTCTTATGTAGAATTAGTAAATCATTTTAATAAATTATTTGATGAGAAATTTAGTGAACCGGATAATGTTATGAACCGAGAATGGATGGAACAAAACATTGGTTCAAAGTGGATTACCGTTGAATTTGGCGATGATGGATATACACCTGAAGTTGATGTGATAATCGAAAGTGCTTGGAGTGTTCCTACGGAATATATTCAAAAAGTGGTTGAGGTTTTAAATCGGATGAATAAAGATATTGTCGCTTATGGTACATACGAAGATGAAGGATTCTCACCTATCGGAGCGTTTGTTTACGGATATGATTATGATGATATTGAAGATTACGATGAAGAAGTTGATTTTGATGAAATGATGAATGACGACGAGTATCATGAAAAAACATATGATGAACTATATTCATTAAGAGATAGTTTATATAATTCATATCTTGAAGCAAAAAAAGAAAGAGAAGAAGATGATAGAAACGGGTAAAATTATTAATGGGGATTGTATTGAGGTAATGAAAACTTTTCCGGAAGGTTCAATTGATTTATTGGTAACCTCACCGCCATATAACGTAAATATTGCTTATGATGTTCATAAGGATGATTTATCAATGGATGAGTATTATGAATGGACGAAAAACTGGTTGAGAGAAGCGTTACGAGTATTAAAAGATGATGGTAGAATTGCTGTTAATGTTCCAAATGAATTGAATGTTCAAGAAAGAGGTGGTAGAATTTTATTCGTTGCTGAGTTTTGGATGATGATGAAAGAAGTTGGGTTTAAGTTTAGTGGGTTAGTTGACCTTACAGAAAATAGTCCACACAGAGTTAGACAAACGGCTTGGGGTTCTTGGATGAGTGCGTCGGCACCTTATGTGTACAATCCAAAAGAATGTGTGATTATTGCTTATAAGAAAAGTAGTAAGAAATTAACTAAAGGAATATCACAATGGTTGGGAACACCAACTGAAGTTACTAATGAAGATGGTAAAGTTAGAACCAAGATGGTTTATCAGGACGAAGACAAGAAAGAGTTTATGAATTTGGTGTTTGGACGATGGGAATATTTTGCGGATACTAGGTCATTAACAAAGGCTACATTCTCAATGGATATTCCTGCAAAGGCGATTAAGATATTGTCATATAAGAACGACATTGTTCTTGACCCATTTATGGGTAGCGGAACTTCAGCGTTCGCTGCGGAATTATTGGACCGAAGATGGTTGGGAATCGAGTTATCACCGGCTTATACGGAAATTGCGAGAAAAAGAGTCCAAGCATTAATTGATGAACGGAAACAAATGAAATTAGAATTAAAAGAAGAGGAGGTTTAATCCTCTTTTTTTATGTCATAATAGAATGAATTAGTGTCTTCACTAACCCATCGGTCTGATTGATTTTCAACTGATGGAAGGTCAGTATCAACTTTAAATTGTTTTAAATTGTCAGGTAATTTTTTTGTTACCCAATTACTATCTTTCCAAAAGATTCTATTGTTTGGTTGACATAAAAGATATCCATCATCACCACTAAATATGTGACCACATTTATAATCGGATGGTTCATCACTATATGGGTTATTAAACCAATCTACAGTAAACATATATGTTCCCCACACTTTAGTTCCGTCTCTCAATACTATTTCTGCTCTATGATAAGCTAAAAAGTCATATTCAGTTATTGTAACATTTTCTGAAAAACAATCCCAAAGTTGTTTATAGTTAAACGGAATGTCGTTGGTAGGTTCTTTTGTATATATTTCAGAGATTGGGACTCGACTTCTAACCATACCGTCATCGGTCATTACATGAAAAGTTAAAATAACTCCTGATACTGATTGAATACCAAAACAATATATGTTAAGGAAAACATTTTTATCTTCTTCATTTTTGGTAAAATGGTATTTTCTTACTAACGCTTTAAAGCTCGGGATGTTTGAATTTAATGTACTCATATTACAAAAATAATTGAAGTTAATACAAAGAGAAGTGTTTAAATCTTTTGTGTTATATTTATATATAAATATTTATTATGGCAAAAAGATTTATAATTACTGAAGAAGAAAAAGGCGATATCCTTTCTAAATATGGTTTAGTTAGTGAGCAAATGAACCAACAAAAGGCGGTTGATACTCAAATGGAAAAAATTAAACCTGAAACTGGTGGTAAATATTGTTTTGGTGACCCAAAACGACTTCAATCGGCTTATGGTTATAATGTTAAATTATATAAAGTTAAATCAGGTGATACGTTAAGTGATATCGCTTCAAAACATCCTGGTGTTACTGACGTTGATGACCTTATTAGAATCAATAAAGGTTGTTCGGTAAGTAAAGGGTTGAAAAGTGGTGATGTAATTGCGATTGTGATGATGCCTTCAATGTAATATGAAAAAACTTATAAAAGAAAGTGGGATAAGAGATATTAATGCTCTTGCAAAACGATACCCCAAAGCGGAAATATATTTTCACCAAGATTTAGATGGGGTGACTACGGCTATTGCTATGAGAGAATATCTTGAAAACAATGGTATTAAAGTAGTGGGTGCTCACGTCATTCAATATGGTGATAAAGAATTTGCAGTAAAGAAGAATGATGCTAAAGGTGATGTGATGCCGGTCTTGGTTGACTTTGCTCACGGAAAACCAATGTTTGTTATTCATACTGACCACCACGATAGACAAGCTGGTGCGGAAGACACAAAATCAACTTCTTTTAGACAATCTCGTTCCAATGTTGAAACCATCTCACAGGTTGTTTCACCAAAGGAATTATTTCCATCTTCAGATATTTTATTGATATCAACTGTGGATTCTGCAAATTATGCGGTAAACAATATTACGGTTGACCAAGTTATTTCTTATTTATTTAAATTAGATAAGGATAAATCATTGGAGAAAAATAAAATGTTAATGGGTTTAGTTGTTAACAAATTATTATTGGCGTTTAAAAACAAGCCAGGGTTTTTAGAAACATTGGTTATGGAATGTTCACCATCATTATTGAATATCTTAAACACCATTAAAAGAATAATGGTTGAAAAAGGTTATGCAAAACCGGAGGAACTTGAAAAGAACAAAGAGGATTACGTTAAGTCAATGCAGACCAACCCAAATGTTAAAGTAATGGATAACGTTATTGTTCAGTATGGTGGTGGGTCAATGTTTAAACCGGGTTCTTATGATAGATATACTCCATTTAAAAACAATCCTGAAGCTGATTTTATTGTGATTGCTTGGCCGTTAGGATTAGTTCAAGCGTCTTGTAATCCATTCAAAGGTGAGAGACAATTGAAAGGTGTGAATTTAGGTGAGATTGCTCAAGAAGTATTATCTAAATGGGAGGACCAATTAAAACAAAGAGAGATACCATTGTCAACTATTAAATGGGTTTCGGAATCTTCAAAAGATTTTAATCAGGAATCGACAGGGTTTACATTTAAAGATTTTGTTGCTTTATATGGTAAAGAATATAAGACAATGGAAGATGGTAGAGAAAAATTATATCACATTGGTGAAATGATGGAAATGCCTTTTTCTGAATTACCTGAAGAACATAGAAAAATGTTGGATGACATTAAAGTTAACGCTTGGGATTTCATTCAATCAAATAGTGGTGGACACAAATGTATCACAAACATATCAGGTTTAAACTTTATGGGTAGAAGTACTAGACCACCAAAAGGTAGTACTAGATATAATGAAGCCGAAGATTCACCTTCAGTTAAGTTTACCAAAATGATTCAGAATGAGTTTGTGAAAGTATTACAGGGGAAGATAAATCAATCGTAGTGAACGATTGTATCACCGGATTTAATACCTAACTTTTTGCAAGTTCCACCTTGGACTTCAAGTATCATATCACCTTCACCACAATAATTTTCACAATCCTTTGTTTTACAAGGTGGGCAGTTGTTGTGAATTTTTGTTATAACATCATCTTCAATGAAGATTATATCAAGATTAGTTATACAATTTTTCATCCAAAAGCAGTGTTGACCTTCGTCCATAATAAATAACATACCATTAAAGGTATCGTCAAATTTTTTGTTCATCATCCCTTCACTAGTGTCTTTGGATGACATAACAGTTTTGACTTTAAATTTATTTTTGTTTATAGTTAAATTCATATACTTATAAATACGCAAAAAAATATAAAATGAAAGAAGTAAAAAGATATTCCGGTGTAATTGTTAAATGTGGTGACGAAGTGTTACTATGTAAAAGAAATGCTACTGATTCTTTACCGGGTCAATGGAGCATACCTTGTGGACACTTGGAAAAAGGTGAGCATCCAATGGATGGTGTTAAGAGAGAATTTGAAGAGGAAACAAATTATACTTTAGATAACAAATTAAAATTAGTTGGATTTGTAAAAAGATACAATCGTGACGGCTCAGAGGTGAAAGGGTTGATGTATGTGTTTATGATGGAAACCGATGAAAAGATAAATCCGGATTTAGAAAACGCTAAAGATGGTGAAGAACACACAGAATGTGGGTATTTTGACCTTGAAAATCTACCATTTGATAAAAAAGATGACCAATTATATAAATTAATTACGAGAATCTTAAAAAAAGATTGATTTTTGTAATTTTATAATGTATTTATTAATTCATTACGCCAACAACCCCCTTTCTTTATGGTTGGACACATTGAAACCTCAACAGAGTAAAATTTGTTGAGGTTTTTTTTGTTTATAACAAAAATAGTATTATCTTTGTCGGGAATTAAGATGTTAAAGAAAAAAATATGGATGAACAACTATTTGAATTTAAAGAAAAAGGGTTTATACATTTAAAAAATGTGATTAAACGAAAGGAACTTGAGATAACTCGTAATTTAGCTATTGAACTTAAAATAAAATATGCAGAATTTGAAGGTCAACCAAGAGAAAATGGTTCAGGATATTTTTGGAAGGGTTTGGAAATGGCGTCAACACTTGACGATAGGTTATATCCTCAATATACCTCCGACACAATGATTGAATTGGCTAAGAAATTTTTGGAGGTTGAGGAGCCTTATTTGTTTAATGACCAAGTTGTTGTTAAATTACCTAATGAAATTTTTGCATTTGAACCACATTTTGATAATCAATATGGAATTAATCCTGAGGCTGCTTTACGTGGTGAATTTAAAACAATAAACTTTTGTCAAATATTAACCGATATGCCAATTGAAACGGGACCAATTAGTTGTTTAAATAATAAAACTAATGAGTGGGAAACTATTACTGCAAAGGCGGGTGATATTATAGCGATAGAAGGGAATACAATACACGGTTCAACTTTAAACACATCGAACAATATCAGAGTAGTTTATGCTTGTGTGTATTCGACACACCCTATTGGAAATTTTCAAAAAGGGTTTTATAATTATAGTGTAAAAAAAGAAAAATTAGATTAATATGGGAGAAAAATTTGAAGCATTCGCAATTGCAATATTATCTTTGATAGTATTAGGAATTTTTATGGCTTGGCCGGTCCAATTACTTTGGAATGGATGTTTAATCCAAGCGGTAGATGGGTTAAATCCAATTACCTTTTGGCAAGCGTTAGGGATTAATATTTTATGTGGTATATTATTTAAAAATTCGTCAAGTTCTAAAGATTAATTTTGTATATTAAAAAAATAGTATTATCTTTGTACTCACAAAACACATAGATATGACTACATCAAATTACACAATCAGAATTGAGAACGAGAAGTTC